CTCGACGATTTGCCAATTCTCTTCAGTGCTGAGGGACCTTCTGGTGTGACGGTTACTGAGCCTGATGAGGGTGACCCAATGTCTGTCATCAGAGGCTCAACTTCTGTTGAGGCTGCGGTCAGTGATACACCATGGTCAAACTTCAAAGACTCAGACTATACTGATGAGCAGTACGCTGCGGCATGCGTGTATGACCGTTCCAAGTGCTCTGATACTTGGACGAGCAAACCTGCTAAGCAGCGGTACTCGTTGCCAATCAAGGAACCAAGCGGTACTTTGAACCGCAACGGTGTCCATGCTGCTGCTAGTCGAATCGGCTCAGTCAAGAACGGATGTGATGCAGCCTTGAGTGCAGCTAAAGCTTCCTTGCGCAGCGCCTATAGTACCCTCGGAGAAGATCCGCCTGATAGCATCAAGGCGAGTGCCGGGGTGGTTGCGCAAGTCAACCTCGACGATGTTCGCCGTGGCTACTACGACTCGCTTGAACCGAGTCAGATGTGGTGGTGGATTCGTGCTGTCTACTTCGACCCCAATGAGTTGATCGTAGACGACGATGAAGGTGGGCTGTATCGAGTCCCATTCCAAAGCAAGGGTGAGGAGGTATCTTTCGGAGATCCTGTCCAAGTCAAAATCCAATACGTTGATACACCGGCGAAAACCAAGGCTGCCGCGCTCGTAAGGGCATCGGTCGCCGCGTCACTTGGTAACCCGGTGATGATGTTCAATGCACGTGCAGATTCACGACCAGGAGGCTGTATGACTCCCGAGGAAGCCGCAGCGGTGCGCGCTCGCCATGGTCTAACACCCGAGCAACTCCCAGACGACGCGGACGACGCGACGGTGGTTCGGGTAGTTATTCAGGCTGCCAGCGCTCGGCCCGAAACTCCTCCAGCTGAACCCGCTCCTGCACCGCCTGCCCCCGATGAGGGAGGCAACGGTGGGAACGGTGACGAAGGTGATGAAGGTGGTGACGAGGAGAGCCGTACACGTACGGGCATCCAAAGCACTGCTGCAGCCAGCAGGATCCCAGGATCATCCCCGATCCAGCTGCCTGAAGGAACCATCGTCGTCGATAAGGCGACCTGGGAAGCTGTTGCTGACCAGGCTCGCCAAGGTGCAGAACTCGCTGCCAGGACTCGTGACACCGAACGTGACTCGTTCCTGAACACGGCGATCAAGGCAGGCAAGTTCCCTCCGTCACGCAAGAACCATTACCTCAAGGCATGGGACGCCGATCCGGAGGGCACCCGTGGCCTCATCGATTCGCTGGCAGCTGGACTTGTGCCAGTTGAGGCTCGCGGAACCGCAGGAACAGGTCAGGTCGAGTCGGCGCAGGCAACCGACGCATCGGCATACGAGCAGAGCTGGTTGACGCCGGCAGAAAGGCAAAGGGTCAAAGTCGCACAGGGCCAGACAACAGGAGATGTACAAATCCCGGCGGTTGTTCAAGGAGGTGACTGATGAGTCCCACCAACCTGGCAAATCCCTTCTATGAAGAAGGCGATGAGCTTACGGGCTATTGCACGGCTGCTGTTACCGGCATGACGTTCGTGAAAATCTCCGGTCCTCGTCAGCCGGGTGGTCCGAACTTGGTGAACAGTGCGATCACCGATTCGGTTGTTGGTGGTAACGTTTCCATTGCACCATGTGTTTCTGGTGACAAGGTGCTCGGCGTTGCCATGTACGACCAGGCCTTGGGTAACCTTGTGCCCGTCTTTCGGCACCCGAAGGTGATGCCTGTCACCGCAGGCGCCGCGATTGTGGCTGGACAGGAGGTCCAGGCAGACGCCAATGGGAATGCAATTCCTGTTGCCGCAGGCAAGGCTGCCGGTCTGGCACTCGATAGCTGTGCGTCGGGTGGAATTGCTCAAGTCTCCCTCTATCCCTAGAAAGGAGTGATGGTGAGCACAGTCAACAAAGCACTGGTCCGGGCCGGCAAGCGCATCCAGGCACGTTCTGAGGAAGCGCAGATTCAGGCTCAGATTCAGGCAGCTGGTCCTGTGACTGTCGGCGCTCCTGTGTCCCACCCGTTGGGCCCCCCTACTTTGGCCGGGACCCTAATGACGGTGGACATCATGCTCAACCAGCCGACGCGAGTCACACGGATGATCATGGATCTCACCCTTCAGCGGTTCATCGCTGACCGGGTGTTTGCGTCTGCCGGTGGTGTCACTGGCGGCGCCGTGGTGTATGACCAGGCAACAATGAACGAGCTCTATGCGGCACGTGATGTTGAGCGTGTTTCGCCTGGTGGCGAGTTCCCATTGCTCACCGGCGTCCAGCTGGTGCCGAAGGTTGCCTCCGTCGAGAAGTGGGGCGGCAAGGTCTACATCACAGACGAGGCAAGGGACAGGAACAACGCGGTCCTGTTCATGCGTCTCATGCGGCAGGTGGCCAACACCATCGTCCGCAAGATCAACGCGCGAGCGATTGCTGAGTTGAACTCAGCAGTGTCAGCGTTCAACCAGACGTTTGTCGGCCGCAACTGGCAAACAGTCGTCACCGCTGGTACCAACGCCAGCACGGCGAGCAACTATCCTCTGCGTGACTTTGCGCAAGCGGACATGATCGCTGAGCAGGACGAGTTGGGAGTGCTGTTCGATCTGGTACTCCTCAACCCGCAGGAATATGCTCAGTTGGCCACCATCTATGGTGCCCAGTCACTTCAGCAGTTCCTGCAGTTCATCAACAAGCAGCTCTACATCTCCAACCGCGTGCCGGCAGGCACGGCGTACTTTGTCCAGGAAGGACAGGTCGGTGAGATGCGGATTGAGAAGCCACTGGGTACGGAGACCTGGCGGGAACCGGAAACAGAGCGGACCTGGTCCCAGTCGAGTGTGCGGCCGGTGATGTATGTCACCAACCCATTCTCAATCCTGGTGGCAACAGGCCTCGCGGGCTAAGGAGGGTACAATAGTGTCGGCAACACGAGAAAAGGGCAGTCGTAGGGGAGAGCCACATGTGTCTCTGTCCGGTAAGGAGCTGCACACGGTAACAGTTGCCGCCCGAGCATTTCCTTACCGGATTGAAGAGGAACATCCTTATGAGCCGGATAAGATCCTTCCTCAGGATCGTACCGCAATGCGTGGAGAAACGGTTGAGGTACTGCCGGCTGATTACGCCCGTGGGATGCGCCTCAATGCCTTCCTCAAGGAAGGTGAGACAATCGAACAGTTGACCAGTGGTACAAGTGGAACCACTGAGCTTCAGTTCAGCGCAGCAGACGCCACTGATACGGAACTCATCAACTGGATCAAGGACGACAATCCTACAGTCCAGCAGGTGGTCAACGCGTCGGAAGGTGACGGGGAAGTTGCGGCACGTTTGCTTGCCGCGGAAGTCCAAGCGACCGGCAATGACCCTCGCAAGGGCGTGATTGCAGGTCTTGAAGCAGTGGTTGCTCGTTCAGCGGACTAAGTCATGCCGGTTAGTGACTACACTCCTACCACGTCAGATGTAGCGTTTCTTCTGCGTGCTAGGACGCGCGACGCGAACGGCAACATTACCGGTGACTTCACTGACGACGTGACTGTTCCGGGAGAGACCGATGCTGCTGGCCTTATTGACTTAGCCGCTGATGAAGTGGGCGAGGCAATAGGGCCAGACATCGACACTGACTTCTGGGAATCAGCAAAAGCAGTGATCGTCATTCTGGCAGCAGCAAACATCGAGTTGAGTTACTTCCCTGAGCAAGCTGCTGCAAACAACTCGATGTATGACAAGTTGATGGCCCGGTTTGACGTGAAGCTCAAGTCGTTGCAAGCTGACGTTGCCGAGGCTGAGCAAGAGGAGGAAATGGAAGAATCAGGATCTGACAGTACCATGGGAATTTCAGTTGCAGGAGGCTTCCCCATGCCGCTCTGGTGGGGAAGCGTGCAATGGTGAGGTGACATGCCACCGTTGAAGAACAGAGGACCAGCAACTCATGTTCAGGTCGAAGTCGAGGTGTTTGGCGACAAGCAGATCAGTCGCCACTTACTTCGATTCGGCGAACGAGCGGTTAGGGCAACTCCATTGTGGAATTCGCTCTACCGTGACTTGCAGAACATTGAGAAGGTCCAGTTCCTCACTGAAGGTGGACACGGTTCAGGAGGATGGGCCGAGCTCGCTCCTTCGACTGTGGCAGACAAGGAAAAGCGAAACATGTCACCTTGGATCCTGAGGGCGTCTGAAATTCTATTCAACTCTCTCACCGGTCGTAACGCACTTGGTCAGATCAAGGAAATTGGTCCTGATTTCATGCGGTTCGGTTCAGACATCCCTTACGGTGTTTACCACCAGCGTGGTACAGTACATATGCCAATGCGTAAGGTGATCGATATTACTGGACCTGAGCGCGTTGCGATAGTGAAGAAGATTCAGATGTTCTTAGTGCGAGGCGTGGTTGTTCCGCTGTGACTACGACTAGTACATTTCCGCAGTACAGCGATGACAGCCCGCTCGTAACTCGGGGTCAGATAGAAAAAGCCATGCTTACGCACATGCAGGGCTGGTTGTTGCCTTATTTGGGGCGAATTGAACGATTGAACGGTCTGACAGAGCATATTGCGACACCTAAGTCATGGGAGGTAGTGAACGAGTATACTCGCTATCCAGAAGAAGCAATGCCGTACATTGCAGTCATCTCGCCAGGTATCAGTCCTGGTCATCCACCGCGACGTGATGGCGATGGTTGGGTAACAGCTTGGTGGTTGATTGCTGTTGGCGCAATCGTCGCTACTCGTGACGAACGGTCCGCCAAGGACATAGCAGGTTACTATGGTGCAGCGATTCGTGGTTGCGTCATGGAGTTACCTGACTTGGGTGGGTGGGCAGAAGGTGTTGAATGGAACGATGAGAAGTATGACGATTTTCCTCGTGTCCAGGAACGCACGATGGCTGCCGTTCGTCTTGTATTCACTGTCGAAGTCCAGGAAGTGATAAACGTATTCGGCGCGCCCAGCGATTACCAGAATACGTCGGTGCCACCAGATGATCCGTACGCAACACCGGCGCCATTCCCAATCGTTGAGGCAGTCGAGGACGCTTCTGCGACGGTGGAGCCAGAACCATGATCCGAGAGGAGTAGGTAAAGAATGTCGCCACTTCCTGGCTACAACGTGGAGATTGTTTCATCTCCTCCTAACCCTGGTTTGCTGAGTCAGCGAGGAACATGGTTCCCCGTTGGCTTTGCGACAAATGCAGCCTCTGATTGGGTTTACTCAATCGACCAGTTCAATGCGACGTTCGGCGCTCGTGACCCCTCATCTGTTCTGTACGACTCAGTGCAGCAGTTCTTCCGTGAAGGTGGGTATCGTGCCTACGTCAATGCAGCTGCACTGGGCGGTAC